GACTTGACCGGGCTTCAGGTTCGTGACGTGTTGCTGTTCCGCAACGTCCCTGGAACGTCTTCCTCGTTGAAGAACTTCCAAGGCACCATCACTGCGGTCTGGACGGCCCACAACACCATCGACGTGCGCCTCAACGCCGCCGCTGCGAACAACCTGAACGGCACGACTGCCAACGGCATCTCCGTGATCATGATCGGTTCGGCGACTCCGGAAGGAGATCGTTCGAAATCCGGTTTCGTTCAGTATCCCATTACCATCACCAACAACACCCAGATCTTCCGGCACGCGTTCGAGTTCTCTCGTTCCGCTCTCAAGGCCGGCGCGAAGTGGGACAAGACCGGTGTCTACAAGCACAAGGCGAAGCAAAACTCGCTCAAGCACATGAAGGCACTGGAATACGCGGTGTTCTTCTCGGACAAAGCGGTCAATAACTCGGTGGTGACCGACGACAACCTCGATTCCACGATCCGCTACATGGGCGGTGTCCTCTGGTATCTCAAGCAGTGGGAGAAGGGCAACACCGTCAACGGCGGTGCGTTCAACTACCGCCTTGGAGGTTCCGACGTTTCCTCGTCCGCGTGGGCAACCACCGACGAAAAGCGCATCATCGACGTGAACGGCACGATGACCGTGGATCAGTTCCACACCCTCATCGAACGCCCGTTCCGTTTCATCTCGGACTCGTCCTACGAACTCCTTGCCCTCTGCGGCTCCGGGTTCCTCAAGGCGTTCCAAGACATGTGCAAGCGCGAGTCCATCGCTATCACCAAGCTCTCGACCTCCGAGGCTTACGGTATGCAGGTCACCGCTTGGGAAACCATCTACGGCACGATCTACTTCAAGACCCACCCGCTGTTCAATCAAACCGGCGTCTTCAACAACTCTGCGTTCTTCCTCGACATCGGCAACCTCAAGTACCGTCCCCTCAACGACTCGGACACCGAGCTTCTCAAGAACCGGCAGAACCGGGACTTCGACGGCCGGAAGGACGAATGGCTCACGGAATGTGGGCTTGAAGTCCACTTCCCTGAGTCGATGATGTTCATCGACCGCTGCACGGGCATCGTCAGCTAACTACACCATGGCAGACCTCGCAACATCTGGAGTTGTTTCCGTCAACTCTTGGTATACTGGGCACGACCGAACGCTTGTCGCTCGTCGTCTCCGCCTTACTCTGAGTTCCATGGGAACGGCGACCAACAAAATCCAAGCGAGTGTGCTCGGCTTTCGCATCGTCGAATCCGTCACGCCACTCATCAAGAGCGACAATAGCGTCACTATCGTTGCCTCTCCCTCCTACGACGGAACTTTGGTTCTGCTCAAGAAAAACGATGACAATGTCCCGGCTGATTACTCTGGCACTTTCGAGTGCGTTGTGACTGGCCGCGCCTAACCTACACCAACTACTACTATGGGAAAACGAATCGGATGTAACACCGAAGTCACCGCTTCGATGGCGAAGGACGTCAAGGACACCAAACAACTTGACCCCACCGCCCGCGAAACCGCGGACACCGTTTCTGGCAGCAACATGCAGAAGCGGCACACCACCAAGCACAAACCCTTCGGGAAGCTCGGTGCCAAGGGTCAGCCCGACTGATCCTGAAGTTCAATAATTGAATCCGTCGCTGACGTATGAGCTACACGATACTAGATGTTGAGAAAGCCATTGCTGCCTATTTGAGGCAGGACGTGGCTGACTTTACCCAGAATGGAATTAATCTGCTGAGGATGGCTACCAACAAAGCCAGAAAGCACGCAGAGAGATTGCATGACTGGGAGCACACAAAAGGTGTCGCGTCAGTGACTACGTCGGCGACGGGTCAATTCACTGTGCCGGATGCTGTTAAGCAGTTTCAGGCGTTTTATTTGGTGAATGGAGATGTGGATGTGCCAATGCGGTATGCGACGAAGCAGATGGGCACGGTGTGGGCCATGGAGAGAATCTCCAAGTTGCCGGCAGGAACGAGCACTCGGTATCCTGCGGACTATGATGTTAGTGTGTACTCGAGCGTAGGGTACACAGGCGAAGTTCCGACGTATGCACATGAGGTGTTTCTGCAAGGGCGGAGTGCAGAACTGTATCCAGCGACAAGCGTGGCAAGGACCGTGAAGGTCGCCGGGTATATGTGGATGGACGACTATGCGAGCGATACCGATGAAGACTTCTTTACTCTTCATGGGTTTGACTACCTGCTTTGGGCAGGGGT